TTACTCCAATTTTCCACCAATTTTTCCACCATTTTTGACGAGGAATTGAGAAGAAATTTGTTCTGCAATTTGCTTATCAGTATCCTCAAAAAGATGAGTGTAAATGTTCATGGTTGTACTTAATTGGCTATGACCTAATCTTTTACTAATTTGCATCTTGTCTGTATTGAGATAGGCTAAAATAGATGTATGCGTGTGACGTAATTTATGCAGGCTGATATGCCGTAAATTATTTTCTTTTAAAAATGCAACAAACCATCTTGCAAGCATTTGAGGATAAAGGGGGCTTCCGTAGTCATTCGTAAGCACTGCACCTGAATTAATCCATTTACTCCCAGCAAGTAAACGAAGCTGTTTTTGCTGAATCTGCAATTTCCTCAGTTCAGTAATAAGCTCGACTGGCATCGATACGGTTCGCTGAGATTTTAATGTTTTGGGGGTGTCTTCGATCGGCCCATATCCGTGGATGCACATTCTTGTCTGGCGAATGGTGAGGGATGATTTTTCAAAGTCAATATCTGACCAATCAAGTCCTAGAATCTCTCCTTTACGAAGACCGCAAAGTAAGGCAATATAGATTCCTACTTTATACTTTAAATCGTTATCAGAAACAGCATTGAGGCAATCTAATAGTGCTATGGTTTCTTTTTTATTATAATAATCCGTTTCCTTTTTTTCTTTTGGAGGTAAATCTGCAAGGTCGCAAGGATTATTTGCGATAAGACCCCATTTTAAAGCCGTTTGCATCATCTCATCAAAAACGGAAAAATAATTTCGTATGGTCTTTGGAGATAATCCGCTGCGTACCATATCATTAATCCACTCTTGAACGTGCATTGTTGTTATTTTTGCAATTTTATTTTCTCCTAATGACGGTTTTATTTGACACCTGATAGCTGATTTATAACCTGCAAGAGAAGAGCGCTTGCATTTAATTTCTGCATATTCCACAATCCATTTATCCGAAAAAGATGCTATTGTTGTGGTGGACGCTTTAGCAACGGTACCGGATTCACAGGCTGCATAAAATAGAGCAAGTTCCTTATCCGCTTGCTTATCTGATTTACAATGTACTGTTTTTGTATATCTGTTTGGCTTACCCTTATAATTTGTTCCAATGCAGACTTCAAGTTTATAAGAGTTTTTGCCTCTTTTTGTCCAACTTCCTGGCATAACACCATCCTCCTTAAAAAAGGGCATAAAAATGCCCGAGATTTGACATTCTCAGGCTGCAATGGTACAATTCTGTTGATTATATAGGCGTGTACACATTACAGCCGATTTATAACATGCGCTCTCTGTTGGTAGCAGAGGGCGTTTTGTTTTTTTAGTGAGCTAGATACTTCTTATAAGTACCTACTACACGATTCTATAATTTCTTTAGAAAATTCATAAATATCATCAATAGTATTTATATTGTATCGAATAGGCTTTTTATTTTCATTAGCCACAGTAATAAATTTAACAGTAGAGGCGATGTGAACTCTGCATATCCATTTCCTATTATTATCGTCAAGAAGTATTCCGAAATAACTTTCTGTATCTCGATAGGCTATACGGGAACTTTCTACAGTAGTACGAAGGATAGATTTTATTATGGCATAGGCTTCCAGCTCTTCTATGGTGGTATTTATTTTATTAGATGGCTCATCATTGTGAAGAGTATCGGTTGTAGATCGTTCACTGTCACTGGATAAGGCAGCGTCTTCAGCAGCTTCTTTGCTTAAAGCACTCTTAATTTTACTGTTCATTGAATCATTAATATATTGCAAAATGGATCGCTTAACAAGAGGGGTAAATTTTTCAATAATTTTTTGGCTTTTTATTCCGTCATATACATCATTAAGGATATATTTTACAAATTCAGGTGATGGGTTTTCAATTTCTTTAGAAAACCATTCTTTAATTAATTGACTATATTTTAAATCAGAGGCAGAATTTAAAATGTTGTTAACGTCTAAATTTTCTTTTATAAATCGAGAGATTTCTGCGATATCACGGTCTTTTAAATTTAACAAGTCGATGGATAGGAAAGGCTTTGAATCCATTTTGTTTCTATCCTCTAAATCCGTATAAAATTGATAAACTATACCATTGGTGAGAATAGCGAACTTTGAAGATGTTGTTCCGAAATATCTGAAGAGCTGAGATCCATGCTTGTCTAAATTTTCATTGCAGGATTTGCATTCAATTAATATCAAAGGTTCCTGATCAATCATTATTGCATAATCTACTTTTTCCCCTTTTTTTATTCCGACATCTGCAGTAAATTCTGGAACGAATTCCAAAGGATTAAATACATCATATCCAAGCATTTGAAAGAAAGGCATAATTAATGATGTTTTAGTAGCTTCTTCTGTCGGTATAGAATCTTTTAAGGATTCTATACGTTGTGTAAATTGATTAAGTTTTTCATTAAGTTCCATAATACGACTCCTTTGCAATTTATAATCGCCTTACCAAAGATTGTCGTTACCAAAGTCTTGTGTCTGCGACGTTAAATAACTTTGGAAATTAATATTATATCTTAAAAATGCTGTAGTTGTTTATACTGTAACATTTTTAATGACAAATTGGGGTGACTTTTTCGCTAAACCATCATAATAAAAGAATATAGATTATGTTTATGTAAATTAATATCTTTCGTTGCCAATTGACTTCTTGATAATATTTCTAAATTGTCAATGTCCGTTCCAGAATAATACTGACACATCTCATAAGCTAAGCTTTTTATTCTATTTCGTATGAAAGACTCGGTTACGTTGTAACGCCGAGCATATGATTCTGCCACAAAACACGCATTTCGTCTTACATTGATACCAAGTTTTTTTGCATCAATAATATCGTCACAAAATTGTTTTATAAAAATTTTATAAGGTAGTATTAATTCAGCAGAGCCTTCGTTTGCTTGCCATTCCATAAATTTGTTCTGGTTTGGCATAGCTTTTTCGAAACAATGAAAGGATTGTGTTTTAGCATTGCGGTGCTCAACAAGATGGATTAATTCATGTCCACAGTCAAAATTTTTTTCTTGTGCGTTTCTGTTTTGATTAAGAATAATGATATCATTTCCATCGAATGTATTTCGTTTTGTTGCAAGGCCCCTCAGACCCGGAGTGAAAAAAGGGACCTCTTTCACTGTTACATGGCTAAAAGATTGGGACAATTCAATTGTATTGATAGGATAACTGGATGGTGATATCCCCCACCGGTTTCTATGTTCTTCAATCCTCTTGTAAAGCGTAGCTTTATTTAAGTAATTGTGCATTTCACGTCTACCTATTTCTTTTCATTCTTTCTGATATCTTTAATCATATTAATTGCCATCATGATATCCCTTGGGTCGATTTCGTTTTTTTGAGCTTCTTTTGCGAGACTAAGATATACTCCGTCTAATTCTTCAATTTCTTTTTGTAATTTTGTATCACAGGCGCTATCATCTTCTTCACCTGTCAGCAGGAATCTTTCTGACACACCCAAGAATTCAGATATGGGTTTGATGTAAATAGCTTTAGGTTCAGTTCCTCGCTTTTTCCAATTAACAAATGTGCTTTGAGCAACTCCTATAGCATCACAGAAAGTTTTTTCGTTCACCCCTTTTTCTTTTATCAATTTAACTATTCTGTTTATCATTAATTTTTCCATATCTCCACCTTCTAAAAAATATTTCCAAAAAGTGAATTATAGTTATTGACACCTTCCAAAAAGTGAAGTATATTATAACTAAGGAATTCACAAATTGGCAATAAAAATCCGAGCGTCATTAAAAAATACACTTTTTAGCATTTCGCATATATGAATTTATCTTAACAATATAAATATATTGCAAATGTGAACAAAAGTCAATGATTTCCTTGAAAATAATTCACAAATTTGAACAATGAAAGGTGGTGAATGTTGTGGCTAAAAGACCTAGAGAAAAATGGCAAGCAGAAGCAAGACTAAAAATGGAATGCATGGGGATTGGATATAAAGAGTTAGCAGAAAGAATAGGTTCCACGCAAGGTACCGTCGGACAAGCAATGTGCAAAAATTATAGCAGTAAAATTAAGCAAAAAATCTGCGACTATCTTGGCATAGATGTGGATGAAAAGATTGGATAGGAGGTGTGAGAGAATGCAGGATAAAGAATTTAAAGAAAAAATCAAGAAGTTTGACGATAAAGTTATTCATTATTTATTCACCATAGCTGTGAGTATGTTTACCGCAATGGCAGTTACTTTTATGTATATACATAAATTTTAGAATAAAAAATTTATAAGAGTGCTTGTGATAAGAGCAACAACGATAGGGATAAATATAGAGCTAAATAAAAATGACTTTATTTTTTCCCATTCAAATTCATATGGATGTAAGCCTTTATGAGTTAGACAAAATGAAGCACCAGATTTATTTGTTTTTATGTATTCAGTTCTAAGTAATTCATTAAGTATTGTATCAAGTTCTCTTTTATATTTATTAAAATCGCAAACTTCACTTTTAGGAGAATCGACTTTGTAAACTTGACTTGAATTCGCACCGAGCCAGCACGAAGTATTATCGGAAAGTTTTCTAATCTCTTTTAATACGTATCTGCATTGACGTGTCATAAAAGCCACCGCCTTTCAGGGTGATTTTATCACAATAAATAGGTTATTTCTACAAATAAAGCAGAAAGGAGGAAGCGATGCCAAAACTAAAAGAACGCCCCGAAGTAACGCAAGATAAGCTATTTAGAGGACTGATAAGCAAGTACATGATTATAAGTGGCTACGATGTGCAGGAATTAGCGGACAAGTTGCATATTCACAGAGTTACGCTTCATAGGAAGTTGAAAAATCCAGATAGTTTTACAAGAGGAGAATTGAGACGATTATTTCAGATTTTGAAATTTACTGATGAAGAAAAAGGATTGGTAATGTGAAAGGAGAGAGAATTGGATAGGAGGTGCAAAGAATGGAGGACAACACAGTATTTAGTGTATTTGAGGTCGCAAAGTATCTTCATGTATCACCAGATACAGTACGAAGGAGGATAAGGGAGAAAAAAATTCCTTTTTATAAGGTGGGCATCAATCCGCTATTTCGTAAGAGCGTAATTGACCGCTGGATCGAAGAGCAGGAGCAAGAGAACTGCAGAAAAGGGGTTATTTAATAGTACATATTTGTGATGAAAATAGAAAAGGAGAGAAACAATGCATTACGAAATTATTGTATCAAATGAGCATTATCCACTTAGTTATAAGTGCAGCACGATGTCTGAGGCGTACGGTTGCATGGAAGCTTTGAGGACAGGGTTGCTGTTTGACGGGGCGATTGACCTGGATGAGGTCATGGAAAATCTTGTAGAAATGAAAGTCGGGAAGCTGCTTAGAGTGGACCGCAATCGATACAGTATAGCTGTACAGGTAGGGGAAGTATAAGGGAGGACAAGCGTTATGCATAGTGAATGGAAAGTTACCACAAATATCATAGCTGGAGAAAAGGCGTATGCAGTTTATCGGCTTAGAGACGTATCTGCAACAGACCACTCCGGCAACAGGGAATTTGCAACAGGATATATAGCTGATAAACAGGAAGCTTTAGCGGTTGCAAAGAAAATGAATGTAGAAAGGGAGTATAGCCAATGAAAGCATTTATAACTATAGCAGCCACCATCCTGCTAACTGCACTTTGTATCAAAGCAGCTTACATAACTAGGGGGTATTTTGCGGTAGGCGGTGAGTGGTTTTTATGGGTATATCCGGCGTTGTGGTTCGCAGTTAGGTGTTGTGAGAAGGGGAAAGAAAAAGCACCCACGGAACGGCAATTCCGGTAGGGTGCACAGATAATTATACAACTTAAAAATAACACTAGAAGGGAGATTTGTCAAATGTCAATTAAAATAAATAAGCTAGAAATAGAAAATGTAAAGAGAGTAAAGGCCATTACAATTGAGCCTACGACTAATGGGTTAACTGTAATTGGTGGTAAAAATGGTCAAGGAAAAACCTCTGTTTTAGATTCCATTGCTTGGGTTTTAGGTGGCGAAAAATACCGCCCTAGCAAGGCGCAGCGTGAGGGTTCTGTGATTCCACCTAACTTACATATTGTAATGTCTAACGGACTTATTGTGGAGAGAAAAGGAAAAAACAGTGACTTAAAAGTAATAGATCCAAGTGGTAAAAAGGGTGGACAGCAGCTGCTGAATGAGTTTGTAGAGCAGCTCGCCCTAGACCTTCCAAAGTTTATGGGCTCATCAAGTAAGGAAAAGGCACAAATCTTATTACAAATTATCGGTGTAGGTGCACAGCTTGCGGAGTTAGAGCAGCAGGAAAAAGAACTGTACAACCATCGCCTTGCTATTGGGCAGATTGCAGACCAGAAAAAGAAATTTGCAAAAGAGCAGCCATATTATTCGGATACGCCAAAAGAACCCGTATCAGCATCAGAGCTAATCCGGCAGCAGCAGGAGATCCTTGCTCGAAACGGTGAGAACCAGAGAAAAAGGGACAATCTTGATAATTTACGTAATGACTACAAGTATTTAAGTACACAAATTAAGGATTTGAAAGAAAGGCTAAAAGTATTAGAGGAACAAGAAAAAGTTCTTTATAAGGATATAGAAATTGCTCAAAAATCCACTCTTGATCTCCATGACGAATCTACAGAGGAACTGGAAACAAATATTAATAATATCGAAGAAATCAATCGTAAAGTTAGGGCTAATTTGGACAAGGATAAAGGCGAGCAAGATGCCCAGGAATATGAAAACCAGTATAACACTCTTACTGTAGAAATAAATGATATCCGTCAGTCAAAAATTGATCTTCTTCAAGGTGCACAGTTGCCATTGGAAGGCTTATCTGTAGAAGAGGGAGAACTGACATATAACGGATTTAAATGGGACAACATGAGCGGAGCGGATCAACTAAAGGTATCAACAGCCATCGTAAGAAAGCTAAATCCGAATTGCGGATTTATCTTGCTGGACAAGCTGGAGCAGATGGATATTGACACTCTAAAAGAGTTTGGTCAGTGGTTAGAACATGAAGGATTACAGGCCATAGCAACTAGAGTAAGTACCGGGGAGGAATGTTCTATCATTATTGAAGATGGTTACTCTTCAGGGCAGAGTGTAATTCCTAAAGTAGAAGAACCAAAATGGAAAGTAGGTGAATTTTAATGGAAAAAGACATTTTGATTATCAAAAAAGAAAGCTTTAGTAATGAAGATTATATGAAGCCTTTGAAGGTTTCAACAGAACTTCATTCTCAAGTTAAAAGCATTGCGGATGAAGCAAACCAGCCTATAAGTAAAATTTCATGCATGCTTATTGAATTTGCTTTAACACATGTAAAAATAGAGGATTAAAAGTAAGGGAGGCAAACGTTAATGCAAATTATCACAGGAAAGATTCAGAGTGCGCAGAAGGTTGTCATTTATGGTCCGGAGGGAATTGGTAAATCTACTTTTGCATCACACTTCCCTCAGCCGCTTTTTATCGATACCGAAGGTAGTACAAAGCATATGGATGTAGCTAGGCTTCCTAAGCCAGAAAGCTGGACGATGCTACTAGAACAGGTGCGATATGTAAAAGTAAATTCTAAAATTTGTGAAACTCTGGCTTTAGATACCGCAGATTGGGCGGAACAACTTTGTGTAGAACATATTTGCTCTAAATCTCAGGTAGGCGGAATTGAAGATTTTGGATACGGAAAAGGCTACACCTATTTAACTGAAGAGTTTGGACGCTTGTTAAATCTTTTAGAAGAGGTGATACGAATTGGGATAAATGTAACTGTTACTGCTCATGCGCAGATGCGTAAGTTTGAGCAACCAGATGAATTGGGCGCTTATGACAGATGGGAATTAAAATTACAGAAAAAAACAGCTCCGTTATTAAAGGAATGGGCAGATATGGTACTCTTTGCTAATTATAAAACCCATGTAGTGAATGTGGATAATCAAGGAGCGCAGAAAGGTAAGAATAAGGCGCAAGGAGGAAGTCGTGTGATGTATACGACACACCATCCGTGTTGGGATGCAAAAAACCGACATGGTTTAAATATTGAACTGCCTTTTGATTATAGGGAAATTGCTCATTGTATCCCATCAAGAAGTATTTCCACCAATTCACCGAATGTAAGTGAAGAGCCTATATATTGGCACCAAAAGGAATTGAAATATGTATTTGAGGCAAAGCCAGATGATGAGATTCCAGATTATACTCAATGCGTAAAAATCACAAAAGAAGAGTACGAACAACTTAAAAAGGAATATGAAAAGCTGGAAAAGAAGCCGGAGCAAGCCAGCGATATTCCTAAAGTAGAGAAAATAGAAACAACACTTCCTGCAAAATTATCACAGTTAATGTTGGAAAATAAAGTAACTTATGAAGAAATACAAGAAGTTGTAGCAAATAAAGGATACTACACCATTGATACACCGATCGAAAATTACGATATTCAATTTATTGAGGGTGTTTTGGTAGGGGCGTGGTCACAAGTTTTCGGGACGATAAAAGAAAATCGATTAAACAATGATACGCCATTTTAATTTATAAGAAGGAGATTTAAAAATGACAAATAATAATAATTTACCAGAAGGATTCTATGAAGATGATCGTGAACTTGGTTGGGATGATGAAATTCAAAATGATGGACCTGAATTTGTGTTATTACCAGAAGGTGACTACGATTTTGAAGTTGTAACTTTTGAACGTGCGAGACACGGTGGGAGTGAAAAGCTTCCGCCGTGCAATAAAGCAGTTGTCCATATTAAACTAACTGGAAAAGAAGGTAGTACAACTATCAAACATAATCTATTCTTACATACAAAAACAGAAGGAATGCTTTGTGCGTTCTTTGCCGGGATTGGTCAGCGTAAGAAAGGCGAAAAGCTTTCTATGAACTGGAATTCGGTACCAGGCTCAAAAGGTAGATGCAAGGTCGGAATTAGAAGATGGAAAAACAAAGAAAACAGAGAAGAGTATTCTTCTAACGAGATTAAGAAATTTTATGAACCTGCTGAAAAATCGCCCACTCAGCAAGCAACATTTCAACCAGGGACATTTTAATGGAGCTTAGACCATATCAGAACGAAGCCAGAGAAGCAGTACATAACGAGTGGGCGAACGGCAACAGAATAACTCTTTTAGTGCTGCCTACTGGATGTGGAAAAACAATAGTATTTAGTAAGATTATTGAAGATCAAGTTAAGACTGGCGAGCGGGCATTGGTGCTTGCTCACCGTGGAGAACTTCTTGATCAAGCAGCAGATAAATTAGCAAAATCTACAGGGCTCATGTGTGCAACGGAAAAAGCAGAAGAAAGTTGTTTTGGAAGCTGGTTTAGGGTGGTTGTTGGATCTGTACAGTCTCTAATGAGAGAAAAAAGGCTGAGACAATTTCCAAAAGATTATTTCGACACAATCATTGTAGATGAGGCGCACCATGTACTTTCCGATAGCTATCAACGTGTTTTAAATCATTTTGATGCAAAAGTGCTAGGAGTAACAGCAACGCCTGATAGAGGCGACATGAAAAACCTAGGACAATATTTTCAGTCTCTTGCTTATGAGTATACATTGCCGAAGGCTATTAAAGAAGGATATCTTACACCTATTAAAGCACAGACGATTCCGCTGGAATTAGATCTCACTGGAGTTGGGATGCAATCAGGAGATTTTAAAGCGGGGGATGTTGGAACCGCATTAAATCCTTATCTATATCAGATAGCTGATGAAATGGCAAAGTATTGCATGGATCGTAAAACAGTTGTATTCCTTCCTCTTATTAAGACTAGTCAAAAATTTACTCAGATATTGAATTCCAAAGGATTTTCGGCAACGGAAGTAAATGGTGACAGTAAGGACAGAGCGGAAATACTTGAAGACTTTGATGCAGGTAAATACAACGTGTTATGTAATTCTATGCTTTTAACAGAAGGATGGGATTGCCCTAGTGTTAACTGTATCGTAGTTTTGAGACCAACTAAAGTACGCAGCCTATATTGTCAAATGGTAGGTCGTGGAACTAGATTGCATCCAGGGAAAGAAGATCTATTACTATTAGATTTCCTCTGGCACACAGAGCGCCATGAGCTCTGCCATCCGGCAAGCCTTATTTGTGAGAATGAAGAAGTGGCGAAGAAAATGACAGAAAACATTGAGACTGCCGGTTGTCCTGTAGATATTGAAATGGCAGAGCAACAAGCAGCTGAAGATGTGGTTGAGCAACGTGAAGAAGCCTTGGCTAAAAGATTACAGGAAATGAAAAACCGAAAGAGGAAGCTTGTAGATCCGTTGCAGTTTGAAAGGTCTATTCAGGCTGAAGGCCTGGCAAGTTACGTTCCGGCATTCGGTTGGGAAATGAGTCCACCTTCTGACAAACAAATAAAAACGCTTGAAAAGTTGGGCATACTTCCGGATGAAATTGACAATGCCGGCAAAGCGGCCAAGATTCTCGACCGGTTGGATAAACGGAGGACGGAAGGACTGACGACTCCAAAGCAGATTAGATTTTTAGAGAGTAGAGGTTTCCAGCATGTAGGAACGTGGCAATTTGAACCCGCAAAAAACTTAATTGATCGGATTGCTGGCAACGGCTGGAGAATACCACATGAAATAAATCCGTATGAATATAAACCTGCAATGAGCGAGGAGTTCCCATGGTAAAAAATGATTATGATAACGATAATTTACTTGAAATACTTGAGCATATTCATCCTGCAGACCTTTCATATCAAGAGTGGTGCGCAGTAGGTATGGGATTAAAGGAGGCGGGCTATTCCGCCTCTGATTGGGATAATTGGAGTTGCAGAGATGTCAACCGATACCATGAAGGAGAATGTTTCCGTAAGTGGGAAAGTTTCCGAGGCACTCCGAATCCAATTACAGCGGGTACCATTGTACAAATGGCACTTGATCATGGTTGGCAACCAGAAAAAGATTCCGGTCATGAATTGGACTGGAACGACATTATAGGTACAAAAGAAGAACTTGTAGTAGTAGATAAAAATTGGGTTGAAGGTAGAGACATTGTTGAACCGGAAGAATGGAATCCGATTAACGATCTTGTTCGATATCTTGAAATTTTATTTGAAGCATCTGAAAACGTTGGTTATGTAACCGATAGCTGGGAAAAGGACGGAAAGTACTTTCCTTCTAAAGGATGCTGTGATCGAACCGCTGGACAGCTTATTGAACAATTAAATAAATGCAATGGAGATATCGGAGCAGTTCTTGGTGATTATAAATCAGAAGTAGGAGCATGGATAAGATTTAATCCGCTTGATGGAAAAGGCGTAAAAAATGAGAATGTAACCGATTATAGGTATGCACTTGTAGAATCAGACAATCTTGAATTAGATAAGCAAAACGCTATGATTCGTGAATTAGAGTTACCGGTTGCATGCCTTGTCTATAGTGGCGGTAAAAGCATTCATGCAATCGTAAAGGTAGAAGCCGCAAGTTATGATGAGTACCGTAAACGTGTAGATTACCTTTATAATGTTTGCCAAAAGAATGGGCTGAAAATTGATACGCAAAATAGGAATCCTTCTCGTTTATCCAGAATGCCCGGAGTTACAAGAAATGAGCATAAGCAATTCCTTATCGATACCAACATTGGTAAGGAAACTTGGAACGAATGGCATGAATGGATTGAGGGTGTTAATGATGATTTACCAGAACCAGAAAGTATGGAGTCGGTATGGGACAATTTACCTGAATTATCGCCACCGCTTATCAATAATGTATTGCGCCAAGGTCACAAGATGCTACTTGCCGGTCCATCTAAAGCGGGAAAATCATATGCACTTATTGAACTTACAATAGGGATTGCAGAAGGAAAGCAGTGGTTAAATTGGAAGTGTACGCAAGGTAAAGTTATGTACGTAAATCTTGAATTGGATAGAGCAAGTTGTCTGCATAGATTTAAGGACGTGTATGAAGCTTTAAAATGGGGACCTGATAACCTGTCTAATATCGATATTTGGAATTTAAGAGGTAAATCCATTCCAATGGATAAACTGGCTCCGAAACTAATAAGAAGAGCGCAAAAAAAGGACTACATAGCAATAATTATAGATCCAATTTACAAGGTTATTACCGGAGATGAAAACAGTGCCGATCAGATGGCTCATTTCTGTAATCAGTTTGATAGAGTTTGTACGGAGTTAGGCTGTGCGGTGATTTATTGCCATCATCATAGTAAAGGTACACAAGGGCAAAAGAGAAGTATGGACAGAGCTTCAGGCTCCGGAGTATTTGCACGAGATCCGGATGCCCTGCTTGACCTTATTGAACTAGATTTAACTGAGGATCTACTAAAACAGGAAGAAAATAAAGCGGTTTGTGCGGTTTGTATTGATTACCTAGCCAGGTTTTCTAACACGTGGGAAGATCATGTGTCACAAGACGATATGTGCTCGGAAAAGGCAATGGTTTTAGCCTGTGACAAGTATCTTGTAGGAGATCAACATAAGGGACTTAGTGAGGAAATTTCACGAGCTAGAAGGACTGTCAAACAACGCACCGCATGGAGAATTGACGGGACATTAAGAGAATTTCCAAAGTTCTCTCCGGTCAACTTATGGTTTGACTATCCAGTCCATCATATTGACATTATAGGTAACTTAAAAGATGTCGAACTAGATAGCGAAGCTTCTCCCTGGAAAAAGAATTTTACAAAGAAAAAAAGTACTGAGGAGCGAAAGAAAGAGCGTAAAATAGCGATTGAAACTGCATTTGAAGCGTGCGGTATAGATGAAAAAGTTACTGTACAAGCAATGGCAGAGTATATGGGAGTAAGCGAAAAAACGGTTAGAAACCGCATAAAAGATCATGGCGGCTTCTGGATAGATGAGGGGGAAGTGGGAAAGAAGTAGAGGGAAAAAGTCGATAGATTTAACTTTCTTCCTTAGGGAAAGTAGGGAAAATTATCGAGAATTTCCCTCGGCGAAAAAGTCGTATGTCGAAGAACTTCCCTTTCCTTCCGGAAGGAAAAAGTCGAAGATTTTCCCAATTTCCCTGCTAGGGAAAAAGTCGAGAAAAACCGAGATTTTCCCTAGGGAAGAAAAAACTATATATATATATATATATAAATTTTCCTTTCCCTGACGGTCAAGGGGGAAAGTAGTTGTGCGATAGCTTACGCACAACAACAACTCCTTCCCCTTCCCTTGACAAAAGAAAAAATTACAAAATATAGATAATGTAAAATTATGGGAGAAGTAAAAATGATAAATTGTGAACATCAGTATGATTACTGGGAGGATGAATGTTCTAAATGTAATGGGACGAAATCTTGTCAGGTAAGTCCCAAAATACAAACTGAATTCTTTCTTCCGATGAAACCACCGACTAAAACTCATCAGATGAAAAAAGTAAGAGTGGTAAATGGTAAGCCTGTTTTTTATGAGCCACCTGAACTGGCAGCAGTCAGAGCAAAACTACAAGGGCATCTTTCTAAGCATGTACCGAAGAAAAAATACACTAATGCCGTTAGGCTAATTGCAAAGTGGTGTTTTCCGATTACGGGTAAGCATCAAAATGGCGAATATAAAACTACTAAACCAGATACAGATAACCTACAAAAGATGCTTAAGGATGTTATGACTGATTTGGATTACTGGGCGGATGATGCTCTAGTGGCATCCGAAATAGTTGAAAAGTTCTGGGCGAAGATACCAGGGATTTACATAAAGATTGAAGAGTTGTTGGAGGTATATAAATGAGAAAAGATAATATTGATCCAGCTTATCTATTTGACATAATTGACAACCGCATCAAGTACATAGCAGACTATTTCGGCAGTGAGAAGCAATCGAATAAAGCAGTAGAAGAACTAAACGAACTTGCTGTTGCGATCGCTCACTATCAAAAATACAGAAGCCAAGAATGGAGAGCGAACCTTATCGAAGAAATTGCAGACGTTGAGATTATGATTGAGCAGATTAAGTATTTACACGGGATAAATCAACCTGATATTGATGCGGTTAAGGAGTACAAAATACAACGTACGGTTGATGAAATCGAGGTGAAATGGTATGCGGATTGAGGGGTGAAAAATGAGCCATACAGAGACTAAAACCGCTCTCTGGAAGTATCACACTGACAGAAAGAAAAGAAAGCGTTTGGAACGAATTAGAGAAGCCAGACGCGCAGAACTGGAATATAGAAGTTATCGCAAGGAGCGTGACTTAAAATTTATTAGAAATCAATTACATTAACGGAAAGAAGAGTGATACCGAATGAAATGCAAAAGAAAGGATTGTATGTACAGGGTTAAAATCACAGAGAGCCTAGAAATCTGTGATTACATAAACAAAACTGGTGAAGCGAGAAGGTGTCCGGCAGACAAGTGCGATAAGTATCGGAAAAAAGGGAGGGGGTAGCGTATTGACCAAAGATGATTTAGAGCAAATTAAAGGTCTAAAAAGTGAAATTAAAGCCATCCAAGACGATTTGCATAACCTACCCATAACTAAAGATAGTGTGACGGGTTCGATGGTGGATTTTCCTTACATACAAAGAACGGTCGTCATTAGTGGGTTGGATGAAGATAAGGGGAAAAAACTAAGAAAACGGTTAGAGAAGAAGTTGGATGAGTTACAGGATATGTTGCTAGAAATGGAGAACTGGCTTGATACAATACCGGATTCTGAAATAAGGGCAATATTAAGGCTAAAGTACCGAAACGGTATGACAAATAAGCAAATAGGGGATGAATTAGGATATGACCAATCATCCATATCCAAGAAAATAAATAATTTATTGTCAAAAATGTAAGTTTCACACTTTTCATATTCTAGGCATGTTAAAATGTTAATAAGTCGAATAGACTTAAACGAAAAGATAAGTCCATGAGGCATCGTAGACTTTTCTCCTTACCTCCCGAAAGGGAGGGTTATGGCAGGGTAGAGTACTGGTAACTCACAAGCCTCATAAGCTTGGTTATATCGGTTCGAATCCGATTCCTGCATCCAGACTGATAGATTGTAGGTTGTATAGCAGTCAGAGAACATAACAACCTTCCGAGCGGATGCAAAACAATAGCGTAGAGTTGTTTAGGCAGGCGGTCGAGTTCGAACCGCCAATGCGGGATAGATGATTACAGACAGAGCTATATTCTGCCGTCCGGTTCGATTCCGGAGTATTCCACCACACAAACTAAGGCATCACCTGAAAAAGTAGGAAGCCCCGAAAGAGTAGGGTTGGAAGTTGAGAGTCTCGATGCAGTGCCTGTTAAGAGACCTACCAAGCGTACACGGTGTAGAGTGGCTTAATCTGCGATTGGTCAAGCAGTACGCATAAGGGAATAGCAGACATGCCGGAGAGAGACCGGTATTTATGTCAACATCACACAGAGGCAGTCGGAAACGGCTGTCTTTTACAGTAGTTTTGGAAGTTTTATATTTCTGCGCATTTTCTTGTAATATGCCTTAAATTAAGATATAGTTTAAGACATAAAAAGAGTTGGAGGAGAGGTGCAGAATGAGCGTTATTAAGGCAGAAAAAAGCCCGCTGGAAATAAATCGAGATAAAATAAAAAGAATTCTACTGAATCCATTAAAGACAGAGTTTATGGAATCTTATATCCATAAAGAAGATTCAAGATATCGAACAGATGGCCCTTTTCAGCGTGATTATGCAAGGGTAATGTATTCGTCTTCGTTTCGAAGATTGCAAGGGAAAATGCAACTATTAGGAATAAAAAATGATCAATTTTTTAGGAATCGTTTAACGCATAGCTTAGAGGTTGCGCAGATAGCGCGATCAATTGCGGGCACTATACAATATGATTCGGGTGAAAGCTATATTGTTGAGGCGGGTGCGCTTGCCCATGATTTAGGTAATCCTCCGTTTGGACATGCAGGAGAGCGGTATCTAAATGATAACTTTTATGACATAGGGGGATTTGAGGGGAATGCGCAAACACTTCGAATTCTAACTAACATTGAAAAAAAACGACCAGATTTTCAGGGCTTAAATTTAACTTACCGGACAATGTTAAGTGTTATAAAATATTTTAAAAAGTTTGATAAAGAAATAGAAGGAGGAAAAAATCAAAAGTTTATTTATAATGACGATTACGACGCATTAAAATGTGAAATAGACAAAAATGAAGTGAAAATTAGAACGTTAGATGTTCAAATAGTCGATATTGCAGATGAAATTGCATATGCCGCACATGATCTTGAAGATGGATTGAGAGTAAAAGCGTTCACTATAGATGAAATATTACACGACTACAATTTACAATTTGGGGATAGTGATTGTTTTCATGTACTGCAAGAAGCAGTACAGAATTCGAAGAAAAAGGCTGGATATGGGCTTGCGAAGATAGACTCCACTCAATACTCAAAGCTTTTCAGACAAGAACTTGCGTCGATTTTAATAAATAAAGCAATAAATGACATCGGGTTAATTCCTGTGACTGAAAAAATGCAAACAAAAACGGGAACGCAACAAACGGAGGAGTTGGGATTCCTTAGTTTTGCTGAGTTGGTACATGGTTTAAAAACAATTGTTTTTAAATGCATAAATCATAATGACAAGGTATATCATTATGAGCGACAGGGCAAGAAAGTAATAGATTTTCTTGTGAACTTCTATACAGAGGATAAAATATATCTCCCACCAGAGTATAGGGCGGAAGAATTAAAAAACCAATATGATAGTTTGGGCGTAGATGAAAAAATTTTACAACAGAGGTTGATATGTGATTATATTGCAGGAATGATGGATTCATATGCGATTATGGTGTATGAGAAATTTTCTGGTGAAAAATTCAAGGGATAATTTGAGGTAAACTTGTGAATAAGTTGATGGGTTTTTATGAATTAAAAAGTATGCGATTGCCATCTATACGCTGGAATGAATATACAGGAAATGAGAAATTAGATGACAGTAAGCTGTGGACCATACGAAGCGCGGTCTTTTGTGGAAATGACTTAAATCTTCCGAGGTTGGTTGGAGTTACGGCGGCTGAAGCTCAGAACTTCGCTGATAAATTGTTAAGTGATATGAGAGATAAGGGTATGGTTGTATACTATCCATATTTTTTGGCAAATAAAAGTGGAACGCTAGATGTACACCAAGACTTTATTGTAATAGAAGCTGTAAGGAAAGACTTATGGAATCTTGTTACATATTCAAATATAGATGTGACAATCCAATTAAGTAAAAATAGTGAGACATATACTGGTAACAAAGAGTTTCTATCGTGCAAAGAGAAAGAAGATATATTGTCATATGTACCTGAGATACGAAGGATCTTTCGAGATGAATTAATGGAAGGGAAAAGCATTCTTTTAGAATGGAGCTTTGCCCAAGACTGTGATTTGGAACAACAGGTTATTGGCGAGGAATATCTGGTTTTTTATGAAGCCAGAACAGTATAGATTCTTTATATGAATAAAAGCCAAGGATTACTCCTTGGCTTTTTTAATTTACCCAAAACAAACAACTAAGCGAGGTGAGGTGATGCCAAAGGCGAAAAATCCAAAAGCCGTCGAGGCAAAAGCCTTGTTCTTGCAAGGCATGAAATTAATCGATATTGCTAAAAAGCTTGATTTACCGGAAGGAACTGTCCGAAGATGGAAGAGTACATACAATTGGAATAGCGAACGTTCGGAAAAGAAAGCGAGCGTTCGGAATAAAGGCGGCGCACCAAAAGGCAACAAAAATGCGGTTGGCGATGGAGCACCACCTGAAAACAAAAACGCTGAAAAGCACGGTTTCTTTTCCAAGTGGCTGCCGGCCGAAACTGCTGAGATTATGAGAGCAATTGAAAAAACCGATCCGCTTGACATACTATGGGATAATATCCAGCTGCAGTACACTGCAATTATTAGGGCTCAGAAGCTTATGTATGTGAAAGACCAACAGGACGTTACCACGACTAAAATCGGGGAAGGATACAGTGACACTGGAAGTTCTGAAAAATGGGAAGTGCAACAAGCTTGGGATAAACACGCAACTTTCTTACAAGCACAGTCCAGAGCTATGAAGACTTTGGAGAGTATGATTAAAAACTATGATGAATTGCTACATAAGAACTGGGGCCTTGCTTCCGAAGAACAGAAGCAGCGCATTGAGAACCTGAAAGCGAATACTGCCAAGATAAAGGGTGATGATCCGAAAGATGAAAAAGAAGACGATGGTTTCATGACAGCACTTTCGGGAAAGGTTGATGAAGTATGGCGGGAAAAGTAAAGCGTGCAATATTTCATTTTAAGCCGTTTTCAAATAAGCAGCTTAAAATCCTTACATGGTGGCTTCCTAATTCACCAGTACATAACAAAGATGGAATCATAGCAGACGGAGCAATCCGTTCAGGTAAGACGGTGTCAATGGCGCTGTCTTTTATTATGTGGGCAATGGCTACATTTGGCGAAGAAAACTTTGCTATGTGCGGAAAAACGATAGGATCCTTCCGAAGAAACGTACTGACCGTGCTTAAGTTAATGCTCTGGTCACGAGGGTACAGATGGAAAGACCACAGAGCGGATAATCTGCTGGAAGTTACTCGAAAAGGCGTTACGAATTACTTTTATATATTTGGTGGCAAGGATGAACGTTCACAAGACCTTATTCAGGGTATTACTCTGGCTGGGGTTTTTTTCGATGAAGTTGCTCTTATGCCGGAATCCTTTGTTAATCAGGCGACAGGGCGTTGCTCTGTTGAAGGCTCAAAGTTTTGGTTTAACTGTAACCCTGCTAATCCTTCTCATTGGTTTAAGCTAGAATGGATTAATAAAGTAACCGAGAAAAACATAATATACTTGCATTTCACAATGGACGATAACCTTTCACTTTCTGAGAAAATCAAAGAGCGTTATAGGTCCATGTATACCGGAGTATTCTTTAAGCGGTTTATTTTGGGTTTGTGGGTTGCTGCCGAGGGGGTTATCTACGGACAATTTGCGGATAAACCAGAAGCATATACGCTTAGATTCAAAGATGATGCGGAAAAGAAAAAGTATTGCTGTGATATTGAATTTATCACGATTGGTATCGACTTTGGTGGCAATCGTTCATTGACTACCTTTGTTGCGTCCGCTTTTCATAAGAGATTTACAAAAGTAACAGCCTTAAAAGATCATAACATCAAAGGCAAAAAAGGAGATATTGATTCGGATAAGGTGAATCGAGAATTTATTTCTTTTTATCAGATTCTGCAAAAGGAATATCCAAACATTCCGATCCGTTATTGTTTCGCTGACAGTGAAGCGCAGTACCTTATTAATGGCCTTGTGAAAGCTTGCAGAAAAGCAGGAATTAATATTCAGATTGGAGATTCAGCCAAGAATGAAATCATTCAACGTATTTATTGTGGAAATACATTATTAAATACTGGGCGCATGGAAATACATGAGGATTGCACACTTCTTTCCGCAGGACTTCAAGCGGCTGTATGGGATTCAAAAGCAGCAGAGCAAGGCAAAGATGTGCGACTGGATAATTTCAGCAGTGATATAGATATCTTAGATGCGTGGGAATATTCTTGGGAACGCTTCATGAAAAAACTACTTCCGGAAGGGGTGAGGAATTGAACATTACTACAGTGATAAATTACTTAAATAAAGAACGCGGTTATAATATTTCTGCCGATTATTACGACAATATCATCACTTGGCGGGATTGGTGGAAAGGATATCACGAACCATTTCATAGTTTCAAAGAGATTGGCGGTGATGGAACTATAATCGACCGCAAATTATTTACTTTGAAGATGGCAAAGAAAGTTTGCGAAGATTGGGCAAGTATCCTGCTGAACGAAAAGACAGAGATTGTTATAGATGATGAAAACAGCTCTCGGTTTATTCTCGGGAAAGAAGGAGAGACTGGCGGTGTCCTAAATGATAATCTATTCTGGACGAAAGCGAACGAGCTTGTGGAGAAGGCTTTTTATTCCGGCACAGGGGCATTCGTTCTTAGGTTCAACAAAGTAAAGCTTTTAGGAAATAAGGTTGTTGGAGACGGCAATTCAAGAATTAGAATGGAGTACCTGCCGGCTATCAATATCATTCCACTTACAGTAAAACAAGGACAAATTATTGATGTTGCTTTCGTCTCGGAAGTTTTAAACCGGGGTGAAAAATTTATATATGTGGAAACACATTTACTTGAAAGTGATGGATATGTAATCACAAATCAATACTTTAAGGAAGATGCATCCGGCGAATCACTTACCAAATGCCAGCTTCCGGTAGGAATGTTAGAGTCATTCAAGACAAAAGATGATATCCCGTTATTTTCTATCATTAGGCCGAACATTGTAAATAACATCGATGAATACATAGGTTTGGGAATTTCTGTGTATGCGAATGCAACTGACAATCTCGAAGGTGTCGATCTGGCGTATAACAATTTTAACCGTGATTTTAAACTTGGTGGAAAAAAAGTATTCATGAATGAATCACTTACACAAAGAGATGCGGACGGTAAAGTTATTGCTCCGGATGATGTCGCACAACAATTATTTGTGCAATTTGGTGATGAGTTTATCGACAAAGACGGAAAAAACAATCTGATCCATGAGTTTAACCCATCTTTAAGAGTTGCCGAAAACAAAGACGGTATCCAAGGACAATTAGATTATTTGTCCTTTAAGTGTGGTCTTGGCACCAAACATTATCAATTTAATGCTGGAAATATCGTCACAGCTACACAATACATGGGAGACAAGCAGGAACTTATTCAAAACGCAAGCAAACATTATATCAATATCAAGGATGCGTTAAAATCACTTGTACGGTCTATTTTGTGGGTTGGCAAAACAATCTTAAATCAGCCAGTAAATCCCGATGCACTCGTGACAATAACCTTTGATGATTCTTATGTCATTGACAAAGAGTCGGAACGCATCCGTGACCAACAAGAGGTTAGAGATGGTCTTAAACAAAAATGGGAGTACAGAGTTAAGTGGTATGGAGAAAATGCGGAAGCAGCAAAGAAGATGGTGCTGGAACAATCTAATGATGATTTGATGGGGTTTGGTGGTGGTAAGTAATGCTTACACCAAAGCAATTAGACAAACTACCGGATAACCTTGTAGCACTATATAGCAAAGCCGAAACCGATATCATCATTGATATGGCAAGGCGTATTACTACGTATGATTATTTCATCCCTGCAGCTCAATGGCAGTATATTAAAGCAAGAGAAATGGGATTTTTACACGATGAGATCATAAAAAGACTATCACTTGCTAGTGGAATATCTAATAAGCAAATCGAACAGCTAATGAAAGATGCTGGAGCCGAAGCTTTAAAGACTGACGATGCAATTTATAAATCAGCTGGATTAGAGCCTAAACCATTATCGGCATCGCCAGAACTTCAAACTGCGCTCTCTACTGGCATTAAAAAGACACAAGGGTTGTTCAGAAATCTCACCAAAACAACTGCCAACACAGCAACAAAGCAATTCGAAAATATGCTTGATAGGGTTTATATGCAAATTACCACAGGCACGTTCGATTATAACAGTTCTATTCGTACAGCAATAAAGGATTTAGCTTCAAAAGGTGTGGCAACAATACAATATCCTTCTGGCCATGTTGATTACATGGAAGTAGCAGTTCGTAGGGCGACTGTAACAGGAGTAAATCAAACGGCTGCCAAGTTACAAGAGGCACGTGCGAATGAAATGGAAAGCGACTTAGTCGAAACAACCGCCCATGCCGGGGCAAGACCGGATCATGCCGAATGGCAAGGTAAAATATTCAGTCGTTCCGGTAAGCATTCGAAATATCCTGATTTTGTTTCTTCTACTGGATACGGCACCGGGGATGGTCTTTGCGGATGGAATTGTCGGCATAACTTCTACCCTTACTTTGAAGGAATTCCAGAGCCTGTTAACACCGAAAAAGAACTAGAAGAAATGAACGCTCTGAATTACGAATACAACGGCAAGAAAATGACGGAATATGAGGCGTCACAGAAACAGCGTCACATAGAACGTCAGATAAGACGTTGGAAACGAGAAGAACAGGCATTTAAGGGAATAAATTTCCCCACTGACGAAGCTACTGCAAAAGTAAGACAGTGGCAAGGGATACAGAGAGACTTTATTAATCAGACTGGATTGAGAAGGCAGTATGATAGGGAAAAAATAGGAAAAGTCGTTGTAAACGCAGGTAAAGATGATATAATAAAGTTAGGAAAGATTAGCGAGAATTATCTTGAAAAATTAAGCTTAGAAGACGTTAGAAAATTCAATGGTAAATTAAGTGATAGAGCTGCTAGAAAGTGGTATAAATATCATGACGAACAAATACCAAAGCTAATAGAGAAAAGTAAATCTCTTGAAGAACAGGCACGGCAGGCGTGTGAATTTCGTAACCAAAACCGAACACATGCTCGTGATTTAATGAGAGATCAAAAAGCTAGACGGGAATTAGACCTGACAGAACCGAACAAATCATTCGAAGAGTTACTAAGTCATAAAATTGATAAAAAAGGAATGACAAGGGAAGAAGCTCTAAAAGATATTATAAAAACAGCTACAAAGACGAGAAATTCGGTTAATAAAAAACTAGGATTGGAGGATTGAGATGTATCACTATACTATATGTGATGTTCCAGATGAAGAATTATTTCATAAACAATGCAAAGCATTAGAAAAACATATTCCGAGTCTCAAAAAGGAAAACTTACTCCATGATGTGGATGATTCTTTAACACAAGTTTATAAAAAAGATGATGCGAAAATTAGTGTCCACAATAGTAAATATGTTGGAGCTTTGTATATTGATTCGGAAATAGAATTAGAACAATTTTTCCCTTAATGCCGCCCGTGTAAATTGAGGCGGTATTTTTATACCTAAAATAATAGTTAACTAAGGCAGTCGGGAATGGCTGTCTTTTGTTATATCTAAAATCAGCCTAACCTGTGGGCGTAACAATACAGGACGGCAGAGATGCAACCTCGTAAAACGCGTAGCCGAGAAAGGGAATAGATGAAACGAGAATTTTTAGAAACCTTATTTAAGGAATCGGGATTGGCTGATGACGTAGTGAAGAAGGCGATTGACGATATCATGGCTGAAAACGGCAAGGATATCGAAACCGAAAAGGCAAAGACAACTGCCAAAGATAGTGAACTTACTAAAGCCAATGAAACCATTACAGGACTGCAAGCGGACATTAAAAAGTTTGATGGTGTCAATGTAGAAGATTTAAAAACAAAGGCTTCTGAGTGGGAAACCAAATACAACACGGACATTCAGGCAGAAAAGGAAAAAGCGGAATCCATCAAGAAAGAATACGAGCTAAAAGAGGCTCTTAAATCAAGTGGAGCTGTAGATCCTGAATACTTAATCTTTAAACAGGGTGGGGTTGATAAGTTTACTTTTAACAGCGAAGGTAAGGTTGTAGGACTGGATGAAATTCTTAAACCGCTCAAAGAATCTACTCCAAATTTATTCGCAGATAGCAACGATACATCCGTAACCGTAAACAGTGGCGGCGAACACGGCAAAGGTGGAAATCAAGAGCCTGCTACGCTACGAGGTGCTTTAGCGGATGCATACAAATAATTATTTAGGAGGTAAATTATATGGCAGTTACATTAGCGCAAGCAAAGGTTGGTATGGCCAACAAAGTCGATCAGATGGTGATCGATGAATTTAGAAGAGGATCTCTTTTAATGGATGCTCTTACATTCGATAATTCCGTTTCTCCTGGTACTGGAGGTTCTACTTTAGTGTATGGATATACACAGTTAAAAACACCAGCAACGGCAGATTTTAGAAACATTAACAGTGAGTATACTTCTAACGAAGCAGACAGGGAGAACAAGTCTGTTGAATTAAAAATCTTTGGTGGCGATTTCAAGATTGATAGAGTTATTGCGAATACTTCCGGCGCAGTTGATGAAGTTGGTTTTCAGTTGCAAGAAAAAATCAAAGCAACAACTAACTTATTCCACAATGCAGTAATAAACGGAGATAAGGCGGTAAAAGGTTTTGATGGATTAGACGTTATGCTAGCTGGAACAACGACAGAAATCAATGCAGGGGCTGAAAACTTTATTGATTTATCAACAGCAAATGCAGTAGATACAAACTATAAAGTAGTTTTGGATTTAATGGACGAATTCCTTGCAGAACTTGACGGAATGCCCGGAATGCTTATGGGTAACAGCAAGTTGATCACAAAGCTTAAAGCTTGTGCAAGACGTGCTGGATACCTTACTCCATCGGAGGATGCTTTCGGAAAACAGGTCGATTCTTATAACGGAATTAAGTTTGTTGACTTGGATTATTATTACAATGGTGCTACCACACTTCCTATCGTTCCGATCGTATCTAGAACCCATGCTACAACTACAGTAACTGGGTTAACAGACCTTTATGCTGCAAGATTTGCTCTCGATGGTTTCCACGCAGCTTCTCCTTTAGGTGGCAAGTTGATTAATACCACATTACCTGACTTTAAGACCGCGGGGGCCGTTAAAGCAGGAGATGTAGAAATGGTTGCCGCAACCGCTTTGAAAAAGACGAGAGCAGCCGGAGTACTTAGAAATATTAAAGTAGTATAGGAGGCTTATAATGTTTAAAATAACAGCACCTACAGAGAATTACACCCGAGAAATTGCGGGTGTACATTTTATTGATGGAAAAGCAGAAACAGAAAATGAGAATATAGCAAGGTGGTTAGAAGGTAGAGGCTTTAAGGTAGAAAAAGAACCAGAAATAAAACCAAAAGAAGAACCGGAAGAAGAGCCAAAAGAAGAACCGGAACCAGATGAACCAAAAGAAGAAAAGCCAAAGAGTAAAAAGAAATAGGAGGTTATGGGTATGGCTTATGCAGATTATACATTCTATACAGATACTTATAAGGGTAATTCCATACCCGAAGCAGACTTTGACAGGCTTATTTTAAGGGCAAGCAGTTATATAGATAGAATCTACAACGGAACAATAGAAACCGTTACAGACAATATCAAAATGGCTGCTTGTGCTGTAGCCGAAGCATGGCAGACCAACGAGCAAGGTGGTGACGTTGTTAGTCAGTCAGTGGGTAGTTCGTGGTCTAAGTCTTTTCAAAAAACTAAAAGTGACGATGCAAGGTTGCTTGAGGCAGCTAAACTTTATCTTGGCGATCTTGTTCGAACTGTGAGGTGGTGTTAATGTTTCCCCATACAGTTACAATTTACAATCGAGACAAAGATGAAAAATATCACCGTACTGTAATCAAAGGTGTATTCTGGAATTCCTCCGAGGGAGCTGTAGCTCGTAAAACTGGCATATCGTCAGCGGATGGGCTGCAGCTCATTATTCCTTTTAGTGCGGATATGAATGGTACATATCTAAAACCAAAAGAATGGGAGAAATTAGCGGATAAAACAGGTCATTGGACGTTACAGCCTAGAGACATCATTATCCTTGGTGAAATCAATTATGAGGTCGTCAAAAGCGGTAGCGAGTTGTCTAAGTTATACGATGATGTGCTGACGATAAACAACATTGATACTCGATGTTTTGGAACCGATATGGACCATTGGGATGTGAGCGGCAAGTGAAAATACAAACTCCACGAGGTACGGTTATAAAAACCAAGGCAGGAACGGTCAAACTTGCCTGGAATGCAAATTTTGATTCGAAAGCTGAAAATGCATTTAGTGCAACTCAAAAATTTATCGATAGTGAGGTTCTAAGGTTGTCAGCTCCATATTTACCGATGCAATCCAGTATGCTACAAAAACTAGGCATACTCGGCACTGAGATTGGGAGAGGTGAAGTTGTTTATAATGGACCATACGCTCGTTATTTATACTACGGCAAAGTAATGGTCGGACGTGCACCAAAACAGCTTACAGACAGAGATTTGACATTCCACGGAGCGCCCAAACGAGGCGCATTTTGGTTTGAACGCATGAAAGCGGACAAGAAAGATCAAATATTAAACGGCGCTGCCAAAGTAGCCGGAAAGGAAATGGGAAAATGAGCATTATAAAAGCAGTTCAAGACTACCTGACGACTTATAATGGAATGGAACTACAGGAAGTTAAAGTTGAAGAAAGCGAAGCCGGACAATCCTTAAAGGTTATTGGAAAGGTATTAACAGACAGAACTGAAAAAGAAGCTTCCAGTTATGCTTTACAGCCTGTCGGGAATAGCCGCACAAAGACTGATATTCTCGGTAACAAAACATATGAAAATGATTATGTTTTTTATGCAAAAGAAGCATCTGCAGACGAGATAGATCGGCAAGATAATTATAGCTTTATGGAGAACTTATTCGAGTGGCTAGAGGAACAGGATGAAGGTGAAAATTATCCATTGCTTCCTACGAAATATAAAGCTGAAAATTTGTCGGTTGCCAACATAATCTTATTTGAATTGGAAGATGAGGTTAGCCTTTATCAAGTACAAATTAAACTTAAATATAGAAAGGAGCGATAACTATGTCCAAAATTAAAAGAGAGTTATTTAAAACATTTATAAATTGTACGCCTGATAGTACGGCTACATATGAGGTTTTGGGAACCGATTTAGAAGAGTTAAAAGTTGACATGGGTGCAGACGTTAGTAAAAAGAAAAATATACTCGGAGAAAACAGCATTAACCTAAAAGGTTACGAAAAATCTACCTCGATAGATCCATATATAGCAGACTCAGGAACGTCACTGTTTGCGTATTTAAAAGGCATCATCGACGAAGAAAAGGTATTTGACGATGTTAAAACTGACGTAGTACACGTTGATTTATTTGGCACTGAGACAAGCGGAGCGTGGCCAGCATACAAAGAAATTGCAGTGGTCGAAGTGACTTCGTACGGTGGGGATACAGAGGGTTTTCAAATCCCATTTAATTTGCATCTTACTGGCAGTAGAACAAAAGGTACGTTTAATCCAACAACAAAGGCATTTGTAGCAGATTAAGGGGGGCATATGGATATTAATTTTGAGACAGGCATAATTGAGCTTGCGGTGCAAGGCGATCCTGATAGGATATTGCGGTTTAATCCGGCAAATGAAACATTTGTTCGTGGTTTTTTGGACATGGTTGAAACTTCGAAAACTAAGCTTTACTCGTATGCTGACAAGGAGAGCAAAATATGCGGATCTACTATTGACAGTATTGATAAATTACGTAAAAAAAACGAGCTTAATTTAGAGATAGATAAATATTTAAGAGGCGAGCTTGATCGCATAATGGGCGCAGGAACATCCGATATTGTTTTTGGGAATATGTGCGTAACTGCAATTACCCAAAGTGGTCAAACGGTATTCTTAAACTTTATTAATGCTCTCCTTGGCGTAATACAAAAAGAAAATCAAAATCGCAATAAAAAAGTAAATGATTTAATAAAAAAATATAAGCCGCAGAGGTAGCAATATGGATTTTATGACATTACCTAAAACTTTAACTATTGGGGGCGATGTTTACGATATAAACAGCGATTTTCGCCCCTGCTTTGGCATTATGCAGATTTTTGAAGATAACAGCATATCAAATATAGAAAAGCTTGAAGCTACGGTTGGTATCTTATATGTAAAAGAAATTCCGGCAGAACACTTTGAAGAGGCTATTGACAAGGCTATGTGGTTTTTAAACGGTGGCGAAAATGCAGGTAGTCCATCAAAATATGGCCGTTTGTATTCATGGGAACAAGATGCAAAATACATAATATACGCAGTTGATAGGACTTTAAACATATCGTGCAGGAGTATTGACTATTTACATTGGTGGGATTTTACTTCTGCTTTAATGGAGTGCAAAGAATGTATGTTTTCTACTCTCATACACCAGCGTAAATTAAAAAAGCAAGGCAAACAAAGCAAGTATGACAAAGAATGGTGGATTGAAAACAGAGATATAGCGGAATTGAAAACTGAAATTGTGCTTACACCGGAAGAACAAGCGGCATACGATAGATTTAATAAGTTGCTTGGATAAAGTTGTATTGATTAAAATTATATGGTAATATTTAGTCGATGGAGGTGATGACGTGGATCATCAATTAAATAAACTAGAAATTGACTTTAAAAAGCTAGGTATATGTTTTTTAGCTACGGCAATATTTTTTATATGTTTGTTGTGCGTTAGACTAATACCTAAATCCGAAAATATATTTTCTTGGTCATCCGAAGACTCATATTGCTTTGCTGTAGATGCGCCGTATGATGGAGATACTTTTAAATCCGGTACTTATCGTTTTTACATGAAAAATACAATTGATGGCGAACCAAATAAGGCATGGGAAATTTTTGTTACTAATAAATACTATAAGTCAACTCATGAATTGAGAAAAAACGAAAGCAGTGTTTGTATTATTGGAAGTATCGAAACACCGGATGAATTTATTGCACATATTGATTCCGAAAGATATGTGTACATTATATATAGGGGCGCAAAAGATGCAGGATGGCATGGCACGCTCTCGGCTGACATATTACCAGACTAGATATTAACAATAAATTAAATATAAAAGTAAAAACACCTTAAAAGGTGTTTTTTTTATTGCACAAAAGGAGGTGATGATATGGCGGGAACAAGAGCTGGATCATTAATTTTTGATACAAAAATAGATTCTGGTGGATTTGAAAAAGGATTAAACGATATAGATAATAAGTCCGAAAACATAGCAAAATCATTTGATAAAATTGGAAGTGCAATTATAGCGGCATTTAGTATCAATGCAATTAAAAATTTTGGATTGTCAATTATAGAAACAACCGCAGAATTGCAAGCTATGGACGCACAGTTTGAACAAATATTTCAAGGCTCAGAAGGCGAAGCTGCAATGAAAGCAATTAACGAGCAATCAGAAGAACTCGGTATACATGCTGATAGACTCACGGGGTCTTTTAATAAATTCGGAGCACAATTGAAAGGTGCTGGATTAGATGCAAAAAAAGCATTAGAAGGTACGAGTAAAGCAACTGAATTAGCCGCTGACGCTGCGGCGTTTTATGATGTTTCACTTGAAACATCATCTGCGAGTCTTGCTAGTTTTTTGAAAGGTAATTTTGAAGCTGGAGATGCTATTGGTGTGTTTACAAATGCAACACAAATGAGCGTTAAAGCGACTGAAATGTACGGTAAATCGTGGGATAAATTAACGGAAGCCGAAAAACAATGGCTATTATTAGATAAAGTAAGCAGTGTTTACGAATTAAACGGTGCAGTGGGTCAATCAAAACGTGAGTCCGACAATTGGACAAATTCTGTTGAAAATTTAAAGGCAACATGGGCAAGCTTTAAAAAGTCTATAGGTGCTGATTTACTTAATAATGTTACTGGTATAATACAAGGGTTAACGGTTGCGCTTGAAGGTCTATCTGAAATTATGCAAGAAAATCCAGAAGCAACAAAAGCATTTATGGATACACTGATAGCGTTTTTGGCATCTCTCACGACATATCTTGCAGTAAAAAATATATCAAGCTTAGTCACGGGCCTTTCCGTTGCGCTAAATGGTTTTGATCTTGCGTTGGCCTCACCAGCTACAAAGGTAGCGTTATTGGCTGGCGCAATACTTTTATTATCAAATATGTGGTCTAAATTGTTGGATACAATTATCGGATTTGATGCATTTAGCCAAGTCATAATTATATTAGAGGCATTAACGGCAGTAGCGTTTGCAGCTGCGCTTGCTATGGGAGTATTTACAACCGCAGCATCGATGGGAGCTGCTGGACTGGTAATTGCTGCGAGCGTTGCGGCACTAATTGCATCAATTAAAATTGCAGAATCAAGTGCAAAAAAATCAAGTTCAAGTGCAAGATCACTACCCCGTCTTGCTACTGGTGCTGTAATACCGCCAAACGGCGAATTTATAGCAACACTTGGCGACCAAAAATATGGTAAAAACCTCGAAGCACCGGAGGGATTGATACGTCAAATAATGCGAGATGAATTATCTCGTAATGGCGGTGCATCAAGCAGTAGCACTACGGTAGTTATGCAGATCGACGGAAAAGAATTTGCGAGAGCAACGGCACCATACAACGCAGGAGAGACACAAAGACGTGGAACTAGATTAATAAACGGGGTGACTTAATGGATATATTTGCTATTAATGGGGTGGCATATGATATAAATGTAAACTCATTACAAAGAGAAGCGTCTATTTTATCAGGCGATAATGCAGGTATGTTACGAAATGGAAATATGGTGCGTGATGTCACTGGCACAATCTATAATTATAATTTTGAGATTGGTCAAAAGCTTAGCAACGTATCGGCATATGATGCTCTCTATGATGTTTTAACCGCACCAGTGTCAAGTTATTCTATAAGCGTACCATTTGGGCAAGGACAGCTTGATTTTAATGCTTATATTGCAAATGTCAGCGATAACATAACGCATATGGGAAGCAAAAATATATGGAACAAACTAATGTTTACAGCAAATACCATTGAGCCACAACGATATTATGGTGAAAATTGGTCGATAGGAGAAGGATTAGGAAATGAGGTATTTACAGTAGATAGTGTTGGATTTGATTGCTCTACGGTCAAATTAGAGCGTAGAGGACAAGTTTTAGAGACAAATAATTCAATACGTTTTAATTCGGGTCGTATGAGCCGTGAGATTATAGGCACATATTACAATTACTCTTTGCAAATAGAGCATGAGGACGCAAGACAGTATGACAGACTATACTATGCTCTAACTGCACCAGTAGACAGTCATGAGATTGTGATACCTTACGGGCAAACTACACTCACATTTAACGCTTATGTTACTGGCGCAAGGGATAACCTTACATTTTTAAATGATAACTTGCGTATATGGGGTGGATTAGAGGTAGATTTTACGGCAATGGCCCCCGAAAGGACGTGATATATTGGCAGAGTATTATACGCATGTACAATTTGTCACTGCGGATGATTATGATTTTATAACGGCAGACGATTATAATTTTTACGTTAAAATTAACTCAATTAGCGGAGACGATTATTTCGTCGATACTGCAAACAATAATGAGTACATAAATGCAATAGAGTTTGGATCATACGTCTTTGGCGGTAATGATGTCAAATCACTAAAGTTACACAAGGAGTCAGGACTATTAACAGATCAACTTGCAATCGATACCGTATCGGCAGAGGTTGAGAGTAGCACAAAACCAACAGTAACAAGATACACACCAATCACAGTCAAACGAGACGCTCAAATTATGGGCGTCTTTTTTAACGGGCAAATTAAGACAATCGGTAAAAATAGATACACAATTAGCGCAGAGTCTTACATATCTTTACTTGATTATGACTATCACTTTGGCGGTATTTACACAGCTGCAAATTTAGGTAGCGTTGTAAGTGACCTTATGGGAGATATCCCGTATACGATACATCCCGACGTTGCGGTATTAAAACTTTACGGGTACTTGCCGTATGCGACAAAAAGGGAAAACCTACAACAAATTTTAATTGCAACAGGTGCAGCCTTGGGGCGTAATGCAGATGGGACGATTAATATAACTATCCTCGCCAGTGCCACTAAGGGTACTTTTACAGCTGAGCGGATTTTTTCGAGCGGCAGCCTGACTGAGGACACGCAAGTAACGGCGGTACAAGTTACCGAACACGCTTATGCACCGACTAATGATGATATCACATTGTTTACGGAGTCTTTTACAGGCATTAGGACTGCGGTTTTTGACGAGCCAGCACATGACCTTGTATGTACTAACGGTACCATCCTAGAGAGTGGTGCAAATTATGCAAAGATACAAGGCAATGGTGTTGTAACGCTTACGGGTAAATCGTATCAACACACAACTAAGATTGTTACTAAAGGTGTTGTCACAGGTACACCAGATGACAAAATACTATCCGTTACCGATGCAACACTTATAACAGCAATTAATAGCTCATCAACCGCAGAAAGACTTTATGCTTATGCATCATGCAACAAGACAATCAATCAAGATGTATTGGTTAATCAAGAGCGTACGGGGGACATTGTGCAGATAATGCATCCTTACAGCACGGAGTATTTAAGTGCAGCTATCCAAAGCCTTGATTTTAGCTTGAGCAATACGCTTCGGGCATCGGGTGAGTTTTTGATTGACTATGTACCGCAAGGCATAAGCGAGGGATACAAAAACCGTGTTGTGATAGACTCAGACAGTACTTGGACTGTACCGGATGGAGTTACAGAGATTAGAGCCGTCTTAATTGGAGGCGGTCAATGCGGAGAAGACGGAGAAGACGGAGGTAATGGGCAAGATGGTGCTAGTAAGCTACTTAGTTATATGACTACCGACGCAGGTCGGTATATACCAGCAAACTTCCAAGCTTCTGGCGGTACCGGTGGTGCTGGCGGTGCTGGCGGTCAAGGCGGTCGCGTATTTGATACAACGCTCGCAGTAACGCCAAACCAGTCTATATCTGCAATAATCGGTGTGGGTGGCACAATTAGTCAGTTTGGCACAGATACATCATTTGGGAGTCTAACATCATCTTTAGGCATTACTGGCGGGTATCTCGATGTAATGACAGCTAATTTATATGCCGGAAATGGACATAACGGTGTTGATGGTGGTATTGGGAATACTGGAAGTGCGTGTATTGAATCGGTATGTTACGCGCCTGGTATTGTTGGTAGCAAAAGTACTGGTATATATTTGATGGAGTACGATTATTTAGGCAACGACGCTGTTGTCCAAGGTTTTGGTGGTGGCGGCGGCGGTGCTGCAATCGGAAATAACGGATCTAACGGCACAAACGGCAGTCGTCGAGAAGACATCCGCGATAATTGGAACTCTTACGGAGGAAATGGCGCAGACGGAGCTGATGCTACTGTCGGAGCAAATGCAACCGTATACGGGTCAGGCGGTCAAGGTGGACACGGCGGTGGCGGTGGCGGTGGCGGCGGTCATGCCGCAAACCCCAATAGCTCATACGCTCACGGCGGCACAGGAGGTACGGGCGGTACTGGTGGCACTGGCGGCACGGGCGCGCAAGGTTGCGTCATAATTTATTACTAAGGAGGACACATGGGAATATATAAAAGCAAATATGCACGCTCACAGATTGATGGATTGCTTGACGCTGTACCGAGCAAAGCCGATGATAGCACAGCAGTGCATATCACAGGAGCAGAGACAATAACAGGCGATAAAACATTTAGTGGCGTAATGGTAGTAAGTACACCATCTGCAAATGGGCACGCTGCAAACAAAGAGTACATTGACAGTCAAATTGACATGTCTGTTAATAACCTATCAACCGCAATCGACAACGCAAGCACAAAACGCATGTTTGATAATTTAACACGCGTAGAATTGTTTCAGCAGCTCAATTATTATGCTTTAGCTGGTAGTTTAAATTTAGATTATAATAACTTTGTTAATGGGAATATGAGTTTAAAATGTGTAAGTGACAATACCGGAAATGATTGTGCTTATCGCAACTCATCCAGCACGGTGTATAGTGTAAATTTAAATACTCACTATTTGGCGATTACCTTAAACGTGTTAGATATAACAAAACTAAAATATTTAACCGTGGAAATAGGTGATACAACATTAAATAATATACTAAGATGGAGATTATCAACCTCTCCGAGCGGAGCCGGACACGAAAGCAATTACATCCTTAGTGATAATTGGTGCACTATAACTTTAAACCTTGAAGACGCTACCACTTATGGGTCACCTGATATAACAAATTTGCAGCGAATCCAATTTAGGCTAAGAGACAATGGTCAAGGAGCCGCAACGGTTAATTTTCAAAGCGTTATAGCACTAAAACGACAAAATGCCGTAGTATCTTTCGTATTTGATGATGGATATGCTAACACGGGCACACGAGCAGAGCCTACACTTTCCAAGTATGGCTTAAGAGGTACTTTGTTTGTAGTGACGGATTTAATCAATAATCAAGCTGTTACTGGTTCCATGACTTGGCAAAGGATAAAAAATTTACAAGATTTTTCGGGATGGGAGATTGCGGGGCATGGAGGGAGTCAAGATCCCCACGATTCGTCGGACGGATACATTGACTTTTCGGACGAAGAAATTAGGACAGACTTCGAAAAAATAAAAACAGATTTTGTTGCTAACGGTATAAAACTGCCAAAAGGTTTTGCATACCCAAAGGGCACCTGGAATGCAAGGGTTGAGGGAGTGGCAAGAGAATTTTATGCGTATAGCAGAGGGATTAATCAGCTGAATGGAAGAGAGTGCCCAATAACGATGGAACCTTATCGATTAAGAGCACTGCTGGGTGTGTCTGATTATAATGGAGACTACGTAACTAAACCGGAGGAGCTTTATAAAGATGGTGGAATTTTAGATAAAATAAAACAATATGGCGGGTGGTTAATCATAGTATTTCATCAAATTGTTAATACGCCTTCTGACGCGGACAATGCATATAAGTGCTCCGAAACCGAGCTTAATAAAATTGCAAAAGCTGTATCTGACAAAGGTATAGTTGCATTACCGGTCATCGAAGTGATTGAAAAATACAGTGCACGTTAATCAGCACGCAATAAGGCGTGTTTTTTTAATACAATTTTACAGCCTCCATAGAGGCAGAAAGAGGTACATTATGAATTATAATTACGAAAAATTTGACAAGCTTCATGCAAAAGCAATTGCAGCTATCTCAAAAGCCATAAACTGCGATATGGGAGTCGCACGGGATAAGCTTATTGACATGGCAGACAAGCAGGACACTATGCTATATGATGGTCTGCCGGGTGGATATGACTTGACCTTGGTTGCAAGAGATGTCAAAGAGCTGAGAGACCAGTTTAAGTAATAGGAGCCGCAGGGCTCCTTATCTATTTGGGTTGGGGGTGATAGATTGATTATTTTTAACAGCCTTCCAGTTGTTCCCTTGCGGATTACAAGCAAATATGGTCCACGAAATACTGGTATAGTCGGAGCATCTACCTACCACTTGGGGGTAGACATCGGCACAGACAAGAGCAAGCCTTACACATCTAGCAATGGCGGTCCGGTAACAGCAGTCTTACCAGGTACGGTATGCGGTAGCTATTACAATAAGTATCGTGGTTGGGTGGTACTGATTGACCACGGAACGATTGATGGCCAAAACGTCAAGACGCTATATCAGCATTTGAAACAATACGGCAGGGCGAAAGGTACAGTGGTTAAAGCTGGGGATACAATCGGCATCATGGGCAATACTGGAGTAGGTGCGCAGCTGCATCTGCATTTTGAGGTCAGGATAAATAATACTCCGGTCAATCCGGAGCCGTACTTAAAAAATATTGTGAAAGAGGTGGGAGAATTGACAGAGGCACAGGTAAAAGCAATTGTTAAAGAGGTATTAGCAGAAAGTCGAGAAGAAGCCAGTGCGTGGGCGGCTAATGAATGGCAGAGAGGTCAAAAACTCGGCATTACAGACGGTACAAGACCGCAGGCGATACCAACGAGAGAGCAAGTTGTGTCAATGATTGTCCGCTCCATTAAGGAGTAGCCTATGGACACACAAACAATATTATTACTGATTGCCATTATTGGGTGTTTTGTTGGGTTGGGAGGGTGGCTTTCCGGGCGAGAAAAGAAAATTGGAAATGACGCTGAATGGCGAGGTACTATAAACGGAAAGTTAGATGCAATTTTAGGTATCGATAAACGTGTAACGGTGTTGGAAAGTGAAGTCAAAGAACATGGGAAAGCTATAGCTATAGTGGAGCAATCTGCGAAATCAGCGCATCATCGTATAGATGGATTGGAGGAAAAGAATGAAAATTAATTGGAAACTGAGAGTCAAGAACAAAACTGTATTAGCAGCATTAATCGCATGCCTAGTAACATTCATTTATCAAGTACTTGGGATACTGGATATTACGGCGCCGATTGCAGAGGATCAGGTCACACAAGCCGTTGGCCTGTTGATTAATATACTAGCAGGCTTGGGAGTAATCGTCGATCCAACGACTGTAGGAGCGGGGGATAGTCAAAACGCGCTTACATATGATAACCCACGATAATTTTATTGCCGTCTCTTTGGAGGCGGCTTTTTTAGTTTTTAGTTGAACCTTTATTTGGAAAATGTTAGTATCTAATTATTATAATCTAATGAAAAGGGGAAGAAGAAATGAAAAAGCTATTATCGGTTATTTTATCAGTTACATTATTGATGTCAACAGTGGCAATAGTAAGCGCAGAAAGTACTACTAAAATATCTATCGATGGCAAACAAGTACAGTACACCACCCAATCGGGTCAACCGTTTGTAGATGCTGCGAACCGAACGCAGGTGCCATTTAGGCAAACAATGGAATCCTTTGGTGCTACTGTAGAGTGGGATCAAACAAGTAATACCGCAATTGCTAAAAAAGGCGGAGTTGAGGTCAAGGTACCGATTGGGCAAAGATACATCTATAAAGATGGCGTACAAATTGCCAATGATACCGCTGCCCTCGTCAAAGATAATCGTACATATTTGCCAATCCGCGCGGTAGTAGAGGCATTTGGTGCATCTGTTGGATGGGACAGTACAACCAGTACGGTAACGATATCAAATGATAGCACGACAGCATCGCCATTTGATGGATACAAAAAAATTGTCGTGGACGGCGGCGACATGAGCGGAGGTCGTGAGGCTAATGTTGTTGTTGATATTGGTTTTGGAGATAGAGAGTATTGGGCGTTTACGAACGAATACGGGCAGCTTGTACGAGTAACTGCCGATGAAATTATTTTACAAGACGACAGCACCGAACCTGTGAAATCCAACGGACGCTATTATAACGATGAAGCCAACGTTCCTGGGACAGAATTGCCGGATTACGATCAAGGTCATGTCATTGCAGACTCTCTTGGTGGAGTGTCTAACGCTTATAATATTACACCGCAGGAGAGTACTTTAAATCGTCATGGAGATCAGGCATATATGGAAAAGGCAATACGGGATGCAGGCGGTTGTACTGACTTTGAGGCGGTTATCACTTATCCCGATACCAAGACGCAGATTCCAAGCCATTACAAATATACGTATACACTTCGGGGTAATAAAATAGTAGATGACTTCGACAACATTAACCCTGATGAAGCAAACAAACCTATAATTGAACAACAAAAAACAGAAGATTCAAATACGAATAATTTATCAGATGTCGACACAAACGGGAATGGAAAAGTGACAATACAGGAGGCGAAAGACGCTGGATATAAAATGCCAATAACTAAAGACCATTGGTTGTACCAATACATGGATGATAAGGATGGCGACGGGATGGTTGGCGAGTAAGATTTGAGAGGGACTGTAGTAAAACAGTCCTTTTTTAGTTTTTCCACCATTTTTCCACCAACACTATAGAAAAATAAAAAAACCGTTGAAATTTCAACGGTTTTTTGGCGGAGGACATGGGACTCGAACCCACGGGGCTGTTACACCTTACTCGCTTTCCAGGCGAGCTCCTTAGCCACTCGGTCAATCCTCCAAAAGTTGCTTTCTGATTTGTACTAAGCAGCGTACCTTTAATAATATAACGTATTTCGTCAAAAATTGCAACAACTATTTTTGTGATTTAAAAATTTATCGGACAGCCTTTGCATACATTGTATGGGAGGGCGTATTTATGAACATTAGGATAAAAAGAAGGTATAGAATAAGAAAACATAGAACAAGGCGGTATTCTGACAGGAATCAGGCAAGACTACTCGCGTACCTTGTTTTGTTGGGTTTTATCATCGGAGCATTAATGTATATCGTTGAATCACGAAATGAGCAGAAATTTCATGAAAGGGTTGGAACATTTGATGTAATAGACGGGCTCGAAGTGCATGAAGAAGTTACAGGTACCTATAAGATTGATGCGCTGCTGCCGCAAGTGGTCTCTGATTTAAAAGATGCAACGAATGTAGGTGCGGAAATTGCTGCTGATTTTTACTATATATACGATCGGAATCAGACTAACGTAGCAGAGGCATTTAGTGGATGGAAGAGCCCCGTAATCGAAGTTTCTTATGAAGTGAAAAGAAAAAATAAGATTCATGAAATAATAATTACAACAAATGTTTCATCAATCTATGCTTATGAGCCGCTTACAACTGTCAGACATTACTACTACGATGAAAAGAAGCAGAAAGTATTAGAATCAAAAATTGAATATAAAAAATAAGGCTCCTAGCGATACAATAAAACGGTGGTCTGGAAACTACGGTTTAAATATCGGGAGGAGCTTTAAACAGGACTATTCACAGATTACGGCTGTTCCGGAAGCGGTAACCATAAG